TTTATAGGACATGGTGAACCTGACTGCATCATGGCTTCAAATACTCTGTCATCTTGACAAAGAATAGATACTGCTGCTACTTTAAGACCTAAGTCATTAAGAGTTTTAGCTAGTTTAATACGTTCACAGTTTAAGTCTTTATAGCCAGAGCCACCACTTACGCCAAATATTGTAGATGATACAGAACCACTAACAGGTACAAGGCAAACGTCTTGGCTAAAAGCACTTATAGAAGGGCTAATGGCACTCGGTGGTGGTTGACCTTTATAATTGATAGTAGTTGTTTCTGCTTTAGCATCCATAGCAATAGCTAGTAATGCACCTAATGTAATACCTAAAAGTAATGCGACTAGGTTTCTTAATGTTTGCATTATTTCATTCCATGAGTAAGTAAATATACGATAATGAAACCTGCTGTACCAATGAGTATTTGTTCTAAACGCTTGAGTCTTGCATTTATCTGTTCGTAACGAATAGCACAAATCTCCTCATGCGTACTTAAACGTGAGTCTGTGTCTTGCTTAATCATTACTATTCCTTATTCGTTGAATTGACTAAGTAAACCACCACCTTTAACTAATAATGGTGGTATAAGTTCTTTGCCTGTTGTAGATGTGTAAGGTATTTCTTTACCTAAAAGACCACTATATTTTTCACCAGCTTTACCAGCTTTATAAATAGTTCTAGCCAATAGTGCTTTAAATGGCGCACTTCTATCAGCCATCATTGCTATTTGGTTTTTCATATCTTTAGATAATGTTGAAATACCAGCAATGTCTTTATTCGCTTCCATAAATGCTCTACGTTCAGCAACATCTAATGTATCGTATAGTGCTTGTGACTCTTTATTAAGACCAAGAACACCTGGTTCTGCTTTGCCAATTAAGTCTTTGAAACCACGTGCAAGTGTTTTACCTGCCTCAATAGTCGCACCTTTAAGTTCACCATAAGCCTTTTCACCAAGACTTTTGTATGTACCTACTTTAAGTTTTTGAGCTAATTGAACAGGTATTTCTTCAATATTTTTAAGTAATGGGTGAGATAAAAATTCTTGTCTTGCTGCTTGTATAGCTGCAATATCGCCAGCAGGTAACGCATTATTTAAAGCATTTTTTTCTAAGTCATCTAAATATGCAACTACTTGTGATTTATTAACAGTACCTTTAGAGTTTTTAATAATGTCTACAATTTGACTATTTAATGTGTCTACTTTAGCTTGTAGTGTATCAATACCTTTACCAAATATTGTTTTAGTTAATGTAGGGTTTACATCTTCTTTAAGTAAAGTTTGAATTGCTGTATCTGCTTGACCTGTTTCTAATTGCTTTAAAGTAGGTTTTAAAGCACTTTGCATAAGTCTTTCAGGTATAGTTTTCTTTACTGTTTCTGCAATACCAGGAAATAGTTTAGTAGTAACTTGTCCAACACCTGTGACAGGTAAGAAATTTTGAGCAACTTGATAATATTCTTCAGGTTTAATATTACCAATTTTTTCTTGTAATGCTGCTTTTTCTTGTGGATTTTGTGGGAATAATTCTTTAACTTGACTAATACCACTTTTAATAGTATCAACTAAAGAACCTGATGGTTTAGAAACTTGACCTTCTTTAATTTTAGCTGCTTGATAAGCATTAGCTACTGTATTAAATTCAGGCGTTCCTTTTTTATCAGCATTTTCTGTTATCCATTGTGCGTATTCTGCTGCTGTAGCCATTACTTATCTTCCTTTAATAATTGCGTCTGCTGCATTAAATAATTTATTAGTTGCTCCTGCAGGTGGATTTTGATTTACAACTTTATTTTGTTGTTGCCAAATAGCATCTGCACCATTTAGATGACCATATTGGTCAAAGTAATTTTGCATAAATTGTAATTTAGCATTTGCTTTTTCATATTGTTTTCTATAATTTTCACGTATTTGTTGATTTACATCACCACCTTTTTCAATAGAAGGTAATGATTGTAAATATAAAGCAATATCTTTATCAGATGTAGTACCAGAACCTGCAATACGTTTTTTAGGTGCTAAATCAGCAGTAATAGATTGCATTACTTTTTCATCTGCACCACGTAATGACTCAGGCATAAATGAAGCAAGAGAACCTTCATATAATGCTCCTGTTCGTGATTTTCTATTTAATTCACCAAATTGCTCAAGTTGATTTAAAACATCAGCTCCTTGATTAACAACAGCAGCATTATCTTGCAAATATTTTTGACCTTGCTCAAATGCTCGTTGTCTCATTTGGTCTGCTCTTGCTGGAGGTAATCCTTGCCATGGTGTTCTTACACCTTCAGGAGCTTCTTGAGTCATTACAAATGGTTGTGTACTACCACCAAATTGTGCTGCTAATTCATCTAAAGTAGCCATTATTTAATACCTGCTTTCTGTTTAAATGCGTTTGCTGAATTTTGGTCTTTAAAGTAATATGTTTTACCACCAGCAGTTACTGAAAATGATTGTTGAGGTGTTCCAAATTTATAATTTGCTTCTTCAGTAGCTATTTCTGCTCTTCTTGCTTTATTTTCTGCGTCCCATTTTTCCCTTAAAAATTTCATATAAGCTGGGTCTTTTATTGCAAGATTATATTCTTCAGCAGAAGTTGGTAATTTATCTGGATTAGATACATGAGTAAGTTTTGTAATAGCTGCATCAAGTGCTGTTAAATCACCTTGATATGTTGGGCTACTAGGATTTAATTCATTTCTAGCTTTTAATAGTTTTTGAACATCTGTCATTCCTGACATTTCAAGTTCTCTCATATTTTTAGCCATTGTAAGAGAGTCCATTTTACTCTTTAATGCAGCATCATAAGCACCTTGTGATGCCTGCATACCACCAAGATATGCTTTACCTAAATATGGTAATGCAGAACCATATCCTTGGTTTTTAGGTTGTGCTAAATATGTAAAAAGAGTACCTAAACCACCTTGCACTAATGCTTGATTGTTAAGTTTATCTTGTTGTTCTGGAGTTAAAATTCCAGTTAATGCTTCACTAGGTTTAGCAGCAAATATATTCATGCCATCTAATAAACCACCTGTGTTTGTTGGAAAAAAAGCCATATTAATAGCCTCCTCTAAAATATGAAGGATATAGTTGTAATTGATTAGGAGTAATTTGTAGTCTTGTTGCTACTTTCTCATTTTGACCTTGACCTAATGTAGGTGCTGTATTATAAGTACCACGAGTTACAGGAGGAATAACAGGTTGAACAGTTTGTTGTGCTTGTTCTTGTGGACTTACTGCTTGAACCATTTGACCTGTTGTAGATAATGCCTGCATAGGATTAGCTTTAGCCCAGTCTGATAATGAACCATAACCTGACTCAATGCCACGTTTAACGCTACCCATTAAAGATGGGTCATATCCACCACCACCCATAGCTGTTTGTGGACCAAGACCACCTAAAATTTGGTTTTGTGTGCCACCTACATCAAACATACCTGTAGAACCTGTATATAAAGGTGCATTTTGTGCTGCAAATTGTTCACCTGCCATACCTAATGTTGGTTGTAACCCTGTTAATGCTGAGTTCATTGTTTGTGTACCTAATACACCTGTAGGAGTAAATGGACTAATAGCTTCTGTAGTTCCAAATAATGATGCTGGAGTTGTAGATGCTGCACTTGCTCCTGTAGCACCTGCACCTGCTGCACCACTAAATAAACTTGAACCTACACCACCTAAAACACCACCTAATAAAGCACCTGTGATAGGGCTTTTACCCATTGCTGCTGAACCTACAGCACCTATAGCTGCTGGAATTAATACTGGTGCGCCCATTATTTACCTACCTTTCCTACTGCATAGCAAATAGGTTCTAAGATAGCACGATAAACACGACCTAATGTGTCTCTCTTATTGCCACGCATTTGTTTATAAATGTCAGCAGTTCTATGTCTAGCAATATGTGCTAATACATTGCGTACTACTTTGTTAAGTTTACCTTCACCTTTAGCAAATTCTACTAATGGTAAAAATAGTGTGTGATAACCTTTTTCGTATACTTTAGCGTTTGGCATATTAGCTGAATGTTTAAGCCAAATTGCATTACGGAATGAACCAAAGCCATAAGCCTGTTCGTTCATCATAGTACATACTATTTTACCACCACCACTTTGTTGTGACTGTGTAGTAGATACTTGACCAACAGGAGCGCCATAAGCTGCACCAAGGTATGCTTGAAGTTTTTGATATGGTTTGTTTTGTTCAAAGTTAAACTTATCAATAGCAGCTTGTAATGCTGTTTGTTGATAGTTTTCTGTAGTTTTACCTACGTTAGCTAATTGTTGAATGTCAGCATATTTACTTGCTTGTA